GCGCCTCAGTTCATCCGTGAGACAGCGCCGGCCTCTAGCTACGCCAGGTGATGAGCGGCACCCGTCGCAGCATTCGTTGAAACAGGCACCCTCATTGAGCTTCCGTGAAAATTTCTCACCGTCGCTTGCCAGCACCTTGCCGCTTTCGTCAACCAGAAACACGGTGTCGCCGATAACCTTGAAATGCCGCTCCAAAACTTTGCCGGGATCGTTGCCTTTCGGTGCGCGAATCTGAATACGTGTTATCTCCATCAGATAATTCCTAAGTTTGGATATTGGATTTCGCGATGGAACGAGGCGCGACTGCGATCCGTTACGCCGTGGCGCTTCATCATGAGGGCATAGCGCGAGGCAGAAATCGCGTCGTCGTTTTCCTTTATGAGGAGGCCGTCTTTCCTGTAATAGAGTCGGTACTCTTCAAGCCATCCGTCATTCTGGCCCCGAAATACTTTCCAACGGCCACCACGCATTCGGTCGTGCATCTCCGCCACGCCGGCCTCAACAGAAACGCCACCGTCCTCAAATGTTGCTTTCTCGTTCATCATATCAAGACCGGCGTCGCGATATTGCTTCATAAGAGGCACACCGGCGCCAGCCAAAGTTTGCTGCCGACCATTGGCCGGCCAGGCCCAGCGCAGGCGCCAGGACCTCACTTCGGCAGTACTGTTTTCTCGCGCAGTCGGACGGTGCGGGCTAAATAAATGCAATCGAGGTCGCGATCCCACCAGAGTTCACAGAAGGCCGCATAGTGGGTCCAGCCCGAATCGAGACCACCAATCTTGATCCAATGTCTTGGGCAGTCGAATGGATCGACAAGGAGTTTTTCCTCATCGACCAAGAACACGCGCCCCGATCCCATTTGTGGGATACCACGCGTTCTGGTGTCCCGTTCATGGTCTGGGTATTGCGCGGTGATGCGCGCCTTGTCTTTAGCCGAATAGTGCGCCGCGTCGTCCAGCGTCATAGTAACCACATGACGGTCTGGACTTTTGTCGAGGAGATATCGCTTGACGACAGTGCTCATCCCCTTGAGGGGAGTGAACGTCAATACCGAAGGTCCGCGAGCAATTTTAGTAGGGCCTCGCCGAATATCGAGGCGTCGGGCTCCTCATCAAGCCACAAATAATCAATGGTGGCGCCCTGAAAACGTTCTCTACCTTGCGAGTACGCCTTCAGGTAGATAGTAGAAACATCGCTACCGACATGTTGCACCCGAATGATGTCGGCAAGCTCAGGAGTGCCGCGCGCTGGCACGACCTCAATCAGCGCTGACTTCGGAATACAGCCACTCCCATGCTGTCCAGGTTCGCCGAGCAACAATAGTTGAATCGTTGCCCGGACCACCTCACCGGTTTCACCGCAAGCCCAAGCGCGGATGGCGCGGTCAAACCTGTAACCTTGCCAACCAGGCGGATATTGGCCGGTGGCATGGGCGGCAAGCTCCCATTGCGGCGGCAAAAGTTTTTCCGACTTGGTTTGCGGCCATGAGCAGGCGCTCACGATATGAGGCGCCCGCTGCATGAAACTCCGCTTGCTTGGGATAAGGCTTATAATATCTCAACTTTTCAGTGGTGAGTCGCCGAGTCTTCTCCGCCTCCAGCGTGCTCAACAATAGCTATTCGGATTCTTCCGCGAAGCTCATTAATCAGTATCTCCAATTCATCATCTGAAAGCTCGGCCAGGCGGTTGTCTTCAATGGTGAACTCTTTGGGCAATAGCGCCGCCACGACCTTCACAAAATTTCCTGGTTCTTCGCGAGCCATGATTTTCAATGCAGCGGGACCGCTGGTTTCCCACTCGGCCGCCAGATCATGCAAGAAGGCTTCCGAGATTTTATTCCGACTACCCTTTATGCGACCGCCCGTCTTAGCGCGACCGGGCAAAAATGGCTTGCCGATACTTATGCGTCATCACCTTCGAGCGCGGGGTTCAGCTCTTTCCTGCCGCCGGGGAAGCTGCCAACTGTTGGCCGCTGGCCAACGATTTTCTTTAGGTTGCCGTACATTCTGCGGTCTGCCTTGGGATCGTATGACTTCATAAACTCGGAGTTGTCCTCGCGATCCACGCCGCGCTCGCCACGTTTCCAGCCTGTGGCGTCGCCGCCTTTAGATTTCTTCATTTGCTTTTGTCTCCTTCAATTGATTCTAAACAGGGCACGAGGCCGCGTTCGTCGCTTGAACATCTTCGGTTCACAGCGCGTTCTGAGAACGTTCGTGCTTTTGAAGCAACAAACGAAAAATTAAGTTCGCCGACGTATCAGCGTCTATTGAATTGCCGTAATTCAGTCAGGGAATGACGGCCCCAACCTCGGGGGGTTTGGGGGATGGGGATCGAGATCGGGGCCGTGCTCTCTGTGGAGAACGGCCCCGATTGTACTAGAAGCGGCATCAGCGGCTATTAACATTTAGGTAACCTTTAGTTTATTTGGTTAATCGACGGGACAGCGGGCCTAAGTTGTTGCAACAGAGAGCGGTTTTTCGCCTAATCATTTTGCCGCCAATCTTCTAACAAAATGACGTTGGATTGCTGCCGCAGTCCTTCCTTGCGTTCACGCTCTGCCTGCTCACGCGCGAGAGTTTCGGGAGACATGTCGCCGAGGATGCCGACGGTCGCGACCGGCGTATCATCAGCCCACTGAGCGTGGACTGAGGGGTTGGCGGCCCAATCATCAAAGCCGAGGATCGGCGGCCTATACATTGCCGCGCTCCGCGAGAAGGTTCATGGCGACACGGCAGTTGCAGGTATCGCCACGGGTGAGCATGTGACGGAGCTGATCAACTGGAATTGATGCCCCGTCACGACTCGCCTTGAGCTCGGCCACCTTGGCGTCCAAGAACGCTTCAACCTGGCCTCGCAATTTTAAAATCTGGCCAGCCAAGTCGGGGGGCGGCGCCGGTTGTTCTTTTCTCTTGGCGAATGCCATTAGCGCCTGCCTCATTTCGGACGGCGCATGTTCGACTGGGGGCCGGTCTTCGGAGAGTACCGGGGGCCCTTGCGATTAGAGCCTTGCCAGCCGGGGCCGTCATTGCAGACGTTATCTGATACCGGTCCGCCGCCACCTAGCCACTTACCGGCCGGTTGGTCTTCCTGGCCGTCAATCAACCGCGACAGCCGTTGATGCACGCCGTCAATACCTTCGTCTGGAAGTTTGTTGCGGAGACCATGAGAGTGTCACGCCGTGCCGATCAAGCGCCTCGGCGAATCCTCGCTCCTCCTTGGAAATCCCAATCGAGCACGGTTATGCCGCTGGGCCTTCCACACACAAAGCCAATCCCCGGCGCTCGGGCAAACTTCGATGCAATCTTGCTGCTACCAACAAGGCCAAATCTGGCGGCATTGCCCACCATCGGCTTTTTGCGGATCTAATCGCCGTCACGGACAAACTCGACGGGAACGGCGGGAATACCATGGGCCGCGTAATCGGCCTGCCAATCTCGGAAATTATTTGCTTCCATTTAAGGCTCTTCAAAAAAGCTTTTTCCTTCCGGCGGGCGCCCTGCCAGCCAGTCGCACGGCCGGGCTTTTTATTCCCGGCACCGGGCAGCCTGATTTGGGTTTTGGGAAACGCCGACAGTGGTTAGTGAGCGCGTGAAATAGGTTTTTACTTACAAACGCTACTTTTACGAAGGTTAGTCACGCTAACCAGTTGGAATGACGGGGCTTCGTCAGTCCGGCCCGGGGAGCCATTCGCGTTTTGTACCGTTGATCGATCACGTTTTTTTTCACCTCAGTGTCAAACCGGGTAATTGGGTTCGACAGTTTTCTTTAGCGCCCCCAATAACCGGGTGCGTAGTCATATGACGGCTGCGACACCACCACTGACTGCGCTGTGTAATAGCCGGCCTCCGCTGGCGGCGCCGAGAAGGCAGGAGTCGGTGCGTAGAGTTGTGGTGTGTAAATCAGTGGCCCGTATCGACGCGGTGCCGCCGACGCTGGACCTGCATAATCGTAGAGCGGAGCCGGAGCTGTGTAGCCGTAGCCATAAGGTCCGTAGCCGTAACCGGGGTGCATCGACTGAGCCGATGCGGCACCCGTTGAAAGCGCCAAGGCGGCTGATCCGAGAACGAGCGCTCTCATCGTTGCACTCTCCTCTATGCTGTGCGGACACATTGCTTCCGGAGGCCTAACGAGCATTGCGATCGTTAGTTCGATAAAAATTACAAAAAAAATTGCTCTATGGAGTTCGCACTGAATTGCGCGATGCCTCACGTCCGTTTTGGGTCAGAAGCGGACATTCTCGGCATTTCTGCCAGGTCCGCTTTCCTCCCGAAGGCGGACGTCGGTTGAGTGAGTTCGGATCGTCTATTAACTGAGACCAACGTCCAGTCGCGCTTCAGATCAGATTTCGAATTCGAGGCCGATCTCCATGATCTGCGCGCTCGGGATCTTGAAATAGGCGCCCGGTCGTTGGGCGTTATGGTGCATGAATGCGAAAAGCTCTTCACGCCAGCGCGCCATGCCCGACCGTCGGCCGAAAGCAATAATCGTCTCATGGCCCGTGTAATAGGTCACGTGCTTCAGGTCGCATTTTTCGATTTTTCCGTTCGAGGCTGCTAGCTCGAGTCCTTTCGGAACGTCTGGCTGCTCCATGAAGCCGAAGAGCAATTCGACGCGGGTCATATTCTCGGAGATCGGCGTCACCACGACCCGTTCTTCGTCCGGAACCCGAGGCGTTTCGGTGGTCGTCACTGCGACCAACAACGCCCTTTCGTGCAACACGTGGTTAAGCTTGAGGTTATGCGTCAATGCAAGGGGTACGCCCTTCGTCATACGACCGAGCACGACCGCGGTGCCGGGGATGCGAAATGGTGGCTCGGCCTTGATCAGCTCGATGACATCCTTGGAGCGCAGCCGTACCTCCAGACGTGCGCTGTCCGTGATTTCCTCTCCCTTGCGCCAAGTGAGCATCAGAAACGCGATCGCGAGGGCCAGAAGCAACGGAAACCAACCGCCGTCGAGGAATTTTGTCGAGGTCGACGCGAAGAAGGCCAGATCGATAAGAAGTAGACTCCCGTTTACGCCATAGACAATGACCGGGTTGTGCTTCCAATGCAGTGCAACGAAAGTCGCCATTAAGGTCGTGACTGCCATCAGCAATGAGACCGCGATGCCATAGGCGCCAGCCAGGGCATCTGACGATCCGAAGCCGATGACAGCAGCAAGAGTTGCCGTTGCCAGTGCCCAGTTCACAAATGGAATGTAGATCTGCCCGATCTCGTGGCCGGCAGTGTGGACGATGTTCATGCGTGGCAAGAAACCGAGTTGGATAGCCTGTTGCGTTAGTGAGTACGCGCCAGAGATGATCGCCTGCGAGGCGATGATCGTCGCAAACGTGGCCAGAATGACGAGCCCGTAGTGCGACCACTCGGGGGCGAGATGGTAGAACAGCCCGTCAACCGCCTCCGGCTCGGTGAGCAGTAATCCCCCTTGACCGAAATAGTTGAGCGTGAGCGCAGGCAGAGCGACA